AATGCAATGGGATAGGGTAGCAGGACAGTATTTAAAGAAGGATTCGGTTGAGTATTACATGGTTGCTTTTCCTGAATACGTTAGGGTTAGTTATGAACTAATTATATGGACAGACTTACAGGAGCAAATGAACCAAGTAGTACACTCTATACTTACTACTAACGACCGTGTTTGGGGCGACATAAACACTTTTAGAACTTCTATCCAAGACATAACACACGACAATGTAAATGTTCCGGGGGAAGACAGGCTAGTAAAAACTACCATGACATTGCAGGTTGACGGGTACATTAGACTAGAATACCAGTACCACCAATCAAGGATTCAAAAACAGCACTCTATAAAGACAGTAAGGTTCTTAGAAGAAGGAAGCGAGAAGGTTATATTTGATACAGAAGATCAGTACCCTGACGTAAACACTCCAAGAAGCGAAATATCAACACAAAATAAAGACACCATAAAAGAAGAGTCGGCCAATCTACGAAAAACGATTAGAAGGTGATATTTATGGTTAAACAAAGGACATTAAAATGAACTCAGGTACTCAAAAGTTTATCAAATATTTCAACGATTTTTATGGCCCAAACGGTATATACCCCTGCAAAAAGCACAAGAAGGATATTACTTGGCAAGAAATTAAAAAAGGGTATGATGCCGTTTTAAAGAAAAACCCAAACCATAAGTTTGACGGTGACTCTGTGGACAGGGAGTTGATACGAGATGAGATGATAGATTTTAACATAATAGACCCTGATTACAGTAAGAAAGAGTCTTGGAAACGTTCTAATAAAATGGTCATGCTCGAAAACAGGCTCAGAGCCGTTATCAGGCCGATAGTAGAGTCCGTTTTAAAGGGGCGAAAACTTAGATAAGAATTAATGCCTACCCATGAGTTTGTTAAATATCTAAAGACACCAGAAGAGGCTAAAGAGATTAGAGATAAGGTTAAAAAAATAAGTCCTGACATAGTAGTAAAACTAAGCAAAAACAGTTCTCCTAAAAAAATTGGTGCGTATGGTGTAAAAATAACAATTCCAGATGAAATACTTACAAGTAAGTTATCTATGGCAGTAGAGTTCGTACTATCAGATTATTAAAAAAATGGCAAAAAACGTATTAAAATCATTTGATTGTGAACTTTGTGGTCAATCGTGCAAAAGCACTGAGGGATTGAGTAGACACATAAGATTGAAGCACGATATGTCAAGTTTGGATTATACTTATAAAGTGCTTTTAAAAGGAATAACACCAACTTGTACGTGTGGATGTGGTAAAGAAGTGAAGGTATATTCTTACAAAGTAAACGAGTGTTATAGGGGGCATTCTGGTGGAGGGAATTGGCAGACAAAATATGATAAAGACTCGGAAGAGTACAAAACTGCTGTGGCTAAAGTATCTAAATCAGTAAAAGAGTATATGGTAGACAATCCTCCTACCTTTTCAGAGGAAACAAAAGAAAAACATTCAAAGTACATGAAGGAGTTGCTCTCTGACCCAGAAGAGCGAGAAAGACGTAGAGTAAAAATGCAAGATACAAAGATAGAGCAGTCGAAGAGCGGGATACTAAGCGATAAACACTTCACCAAGAACAAGACAAAAGAAGAAGTTGATAGTATTTACCATAAGATAGGCAAGAAGGCATCTAACACTAAAGCAGTAAAATTTGAATCAGGCGAATTAATATCATGGAACAAGGGGAAAAGTAAGAAGACGGATGTTAGAATTGAAAAAACATCAGGAAACAACCATTATAGGTTTAACCCAGACAAAGATATTCAATACACAGAAAACTTCTACGACAGGGAATACAGGAAGTTGCTAATGGAGCAACAAAATGGAAAATGTTTAAAGTGTGGAGATAGCAGTAAAATCTTATGTCTTCATCATGTAGACGAAGATAAAAAAAATGACGATTTTGAGAACTTAGTGTTTGTGTGTAGGTCTTGTCATTCAAAAATACACAACAACGAAGACACAAAAAATCTGTTTAATAAAGTAGTTACAACATTTAAACAGAATATAATTTTGAATAAAATATAAAAGGACAAATAAAATATGGGTTATCTTTCAAACCAGAGTATAACTGTTGACGCGATAGATTAATGTCGCCCCAATCAGTAATGATAGGGTAAAAATTGGGGAAAATCGGTGAAACCTGAAATGGCAATACCGAGAGGGGTTTAAATCAAAATTCCTTGTAGAGCGTAGAAGTTGAGCGATAAGAGAGCAAGAAAACTTCCAAGAGTCTCCGACAACCAAAATTATGAATTGGTTGAAAATGTACGCCGAACTTACAAGAAGTGAATTGTAAGAACAAGGGGATAAAAAGCCTCTTGGATAACAAATGATTAACTCGAAAAGGCAGGGAACTACTCAGCCGAGGTCGAAATGAGTTCAACGTAACCTACTTCGCTCTTGCAGACGATGAAATTGACTACTCTTTGTGGAATCCAGATCACCCACTTGGAAACGCATACTACGGTATCGTACTTGAAAGTATGCCTATAACCGAGGCTGTACCAGACGAGACTCAAAATATGAAATACAAACTTGTGACCCTTCCAAGGAAAACAGTTCGTATCCCTGTGGTTTCAGTACCTCAGACATCGTTCACATTGAGTCCGGGACAGAGTATAACAATCACACCGCAGACAATCAACTACACAGACGGAAACACAACCTTTGGGTATTCTTTCACTCTGGCAGATAGTGACGTGTGTACTATGTATGTGGATCAGGCAGCACCCGGACAGCAGTTCGGCGGAACTGGTAACATGATACCAGCCCCTATGACAGAGAGTGAGATTGGAGCATCGGTAACTGTTTCTGGAAAGAGCGTAGTTATAACAGCAAACATGTTGAACCTTGCTGCAAGGTCAACCACATTGACCATAGTCGGTAATGAGACTGGTGGAAACGTTGTAATAAACATAACAGTAAGGAAGGTGACTACAAACACTACTCCAAATATCCCGTTGACTGGTAATGCACCAATTAAACTTCCATAAGGATAATATATGAAAAAACACTTATTAAAAGAAAACTATGAAAGGTTTTTTGGAAGAATAGCAGAAAGGAACGGCATCTCTATTGGAGAACTTCAACTACAATTAAAGAAAATAATAACCGAGCCTAATACAGACGCAAGAAAACTGGCAGCCCTTATGAACTTGGTTGATGAAAACCTTGACAAGGACAAAGATACTTTAAACAATACCTTTAAAGAGGCTTTTTTAAAGTATTCAAACGTAGGAAACAATACAAATGCTTGTAATGCAAGAAATTTGAATTGGAAAACCTTCGCCACATGGTCTATTGAACAACACTAAACACAGAGAGATAAAAAATGGCATTTATAAAAAAAGGGGTAGCCTCTAATACAGGTGGAACGGTTCAGAAAGTGGACGAGTCTCAGAAATCCAAAATGGAAGACGCTGGGCTTACCCTTATTCCTGTATCTAATGATCCTAATGTTTTACAGAACACGCAGCCTACTACCAAGCAAATCATGCCGGGAGTTAGTGTTGCTGGGTTCGAGACTGACAAGGGAAACTTCTTAGTGCTTGATGAGAATAACGTTGTACACAATGTTATTCCAACTGGCCCTTCTATGGATACGGGAGGTGGACAGACAGGAGGCCCGTTGTTCCCTCCTATGGAACTACCACCACCCATTAGACCGACAGGCGGAGGAGGAGGAACTCCTCCAATACTCCCAACTAACCCCACATATCCAGCACCTCTTCCACCAAATAACCTTGGTTCTGGAAGGATTTGGACAAGGTTCGAGACAGGGGACATCGTACCAAACCAGCAAGAGACTATAACTCGTGCGCTATGGAGCGGAAACGTAGGAAATCTGTTGACCTTCTACACATCATCTGCACAGAATGCAACTCAGCAAAGATATTACTATGAAATTTTCAATAGCGGTTCTGGCGAGTGTGGTAGCGAAGCACAGTTCTCAATAGCATGGGGACACAAGCAAGGATCAGGTTCAGCAGACGAAGGTGGACAGATAAACGATACACCAAGTCGTGCGATATATGGACAGTACAAGCAACTGTGTCTCGAAGCAGACGAACAAAGGTTCACAATAGGTGGAACAGCGACTGATTCTATTTATGTAATCAATGTTAACCGTGCTAGGATGAGAGAGTTCATTGACGAAGGAAACCTTGAGATAAACCTACAAAGGTTATCTGGTTCTCAGTTCTTGGCAGGTGGCGGCGCACAAAACGCACACACAGGCTCGAACGTTAAAGTAATACCACTGCAAGCAGTAACAAGGTTGATAGATGACAGCAGAGTAGCAACAGCAGACGTAACTACCGCAGGTGAAGTATATAACATCGTATCAGGAACACTGGAAGATGGTATCTACAACAGCACCGCACCGCACTATTACGGAAAGTTGTACAGAAGGTTAGGTGTTATCGTACTAGACGGAAACAGGCTTGATTTGAGTGCTAGTTTCTTGACTGTAACAGGTTCTGAAATTCCCGGAGACAACGCATTTAAACTGTTCAGGTCAATATCAGGTTCGGCACTTTACACTGATACCAGTGGTGATAGACTTGGTTTCCAAGGAAGGAGTGGTGAAAAGGTTAAATCAACTCACTATTTCGTGAGGGTAAAGAACCAAGAGTATAACTTCACCAATAATCCAACCTTTGTAACAGGTAGTGAAGGGGACTTGGCTGAACCTACAATGATTGGTAGTCCGCAGATTTATGTGACAACAGTAGGTCTTTATAACGACAATAAAGACTTGCTTGCAGTAGGTAAACTTAGCAAGCCATTGTTAAAAAACTTTACCCGTGAAGCATTGATAAAAATGAAATTAGAGTTTGTTTGGATTGGGTTTATGTTATCTTCAATGTTAATGTTTTAAGTATGAAGAACTACAAAACAGAGCCAACAGGAAAATATCTTTGCAGAATATGTAATGAAGGGCATGGGGTAAAGGGATTTCCTCTACATCTAAAGAACGAGGGTTTAAATTGATAAGGTTTTGGGAAAGTGAGATTAAAGTAGACTTTGAATCTGTTAAGTCAAAAATATTACATGAAATAAAAGTAAAGGAATCCAACCTCAAACGAAACTTAAACCATTAATAGAAGCAAACCTAAAGTTTTTTGATATTAATACCTCAATGGCTAAAGTTGATAAACTCCTTGAGGCTGAATTAAAAAAAATGAACGCTACTGATGTAAAAGATAGTAAATTAAGAAAGTATGAAAATCTTCTACACTCTCTTAGAGTTGAAATTAGCGAATTGTATTAAACTAAAAGAAAGAACATATAATGCCAATAAGCATACAAAAAATCGGAGTTAAAATAGTGAGAAACTTAAAGGAAGAACTTAGAAGTCAAATAACTCCTGAAATGAAGGTTAAGATAAATGGGCTGGAAAAGAGTATTCAGGCATTTTTTAATACCAGATACAGGGGGGATTTCCAACGATCATACGACCTTATAGCAGATTTTGAAAAAGAATTTCCGGGAAATGCTGCAAAGTCAATAGGAACTTTTTACAAAAAGAAACTTAAAGCGTACTTAGATCAAATTAGTAAAGGTAAAGCATCTAAAACCGCTTCTACTCCTTCTGACTTTGCATTAAACAGAAGAAATTTACAAAAGAATAAGTAACAAAGAGAAAGTCAAAACATGCCAATAAGCATACAAGGAAATTGGACAGTAAGGTTAATAACTCAGCCGATTGACCAACCGCAAAGGTTTATAATAAGTGGTGCTAGTACAGGTAACGGGACATACCCTGATACCTATACAACCCCTATAAATGTTCAAGGGACTGAATGGACAATAAACTCTCAGGAATTGGATGATAGAGGAGTATGGGTAAACTCAAACAACATTAGAAGGACTGACATAGAGATAATAAATGGTCAGTATGTATTCCAAGTACAGGCGGATGATTTTAGAGGTGGAGTTAATTATGATGACCTTATGCTGGAATTAACAGCACCAGTACCACCTCCTCCTACTCAACCAGCACCACCTACACTACCTTCTCCTCCTCCTACTCAACCAGCACCACCACAGACACCAGCACCTCCAAGGGGAGTGCCTACGTTTCCAACACCACCAGCACCTTTAGCACCGGGCAAAGTATATACTAGGCTAACGACAGACGATAAAATACCAACACAAGTAAATAAGGTTCATTACGGTATATGGTTAGACGCAACTGGAAGTGCCATTGGAAACATGGTGACTTACTTCACTTGCAGCACAGAGTCTAGTTCTAGTTATAGAAGGACAATATACCAGACACCTTGCGATTCGCACTGTGATCCTGAGAAGCATTTTTCTATTGCATACGGTCACGATGATGGAAGTGGGAGCAGGGATTTGGGTGGATATGATTGGATGTCCCCTACTAACGCCATATACGGACAGTATAGAAGTTTGTGCTTAAATCCAAGCGAAAGAAGGTTTAAAATAGGTGCAAAAGAAATACAACATTTTTATGCAATTGACGTTAATAGGGATAGATTTGGGGATAGGCTAGATGAAGGTAATTTAGAGATAAATTTACATAGATTATCAGGTTCTCAGTTCTTAGCCGGAAACGGAAATAGAAATGCACACACAGGCTCTAACGTTAAACTTGGGGCAGCAGGAAATATAATAAGGTTGATAGACGACTCAAGGTTGAACCTTGAAACAGACCTGTCATCAGCAGCATACGCTGGATTTTACCAGACAGTAAGTGAGTCTAAGGCACACCTTGCTGGAAGAGGCGGAGAAATATACTACATAGTCTCTGGAACACTAGAAGATGGTGTTTACAATAAGTCTCAGCCACATGTGTACGGGCTATCATATCCAAGACTCGGTACTGTGATATTGGACGCAGACCTCCTAGACCTATCCTCTAGTTTCTTGACCGTAACTGGTAGTGACGTTTCTGGCGACAACGCAATGAAACTATACACTGCAATGTCTGGGTCAGCACTTTATACAGACGCAAGCGGAGATTACCTTGGATTTCAAGCAAGGAAGGTTAAGTATGAGTACATAGAGCAGTATTTTGTCAGGGTAAAGAACGGAGACTATAACTTCACCAACAATCCATCATATCAAACTGGTAGTGAAGGGGATATTGTAACAGACTTTTATAACAACCCAAAGGTTTACATTACTCAAGTAGGACTGTACAACGAGAACAAGGAGTTACTTGCCGTAGCAAAGATAAGTAAGCCAATACTAAAAAGTTATGTAGATGAAGCCCTCATTCAGATAGATTTGAAGTATGAATAAACAAGAAAAGAAATACAATTACTTTTACAAGATAACTAATCTCGTAAACGGAAAATACTACTATGGTATTCATTCTACCTATAAAAACATTAAAGAGGATTATTACTTTGGGTCAGGAAGTGCTTTACAGAAAGCCATAAAAAAGTATGGCAAAGAAAACTTCATAAAAGAAATAATAGCAGATTATCAAACTCGCAAAGAAGCAAGTGACCATGAAGCAAGGATTGTTACTTTTGAATTGGTTAAACTTAGAGAGTGTTATAATTGCAAAACAGGTGGCGATAATGAGTTTACAATGTCAGAAGAAAGCCGACAAATGTTAAAAAAATCTCACACTGGAAAGGTACTCTCGATAGAACATAAAAGAAGAATTAGCGAGTCAAATAAAGGAAAACCAAAGTCCGACGAAGCAAGGAAAAAAATTAGTTCAGCAAAAAGTGGGACAAGTAATCCTATGTACGGTAAAACAGGGACGAGTTGTCCTAATTTCGGAAAAATTCATAGCGATGAAGCAAGACAGTTGATGAGTATTTCCAAGTCCGGGAAAAATAACCCAATGTACGGAAAAGCGGGACATAATCTAGGAAGAAAATTTAGCGAGGAGATTAAGGAGAGAATGAGAGATAAACCTTCCTGTAAATCTTGTAAAATTTTGGGCGTAGTTTATATCTCTATTAGTGATGCAGCGAGACAACTTGGAATAGATATGAGTACTTTAAAATATCGTTTAAAATCAAAAAATGCTAAGTTTAGCGAGTGGAGGGTATTGTTAAATGATAAATCTGCCAATTGAGATAGGAGATGTAATACTCACAGGGAAGTTTAGAAATAAAAAGGTTGTTGTAGAGGAAATCGGAACGGATGATAATAACCAACCTACTGTAAACGGTAGAGGCATCCTAAGTATAAGAATTAAAAAAACAATGCCACAAAAGACTCAGGAATCAAACATGAGAAAAATAAGCGAAGGGCCAGCAACTAACATGCCCAAAATTCAAAAGATAGTTGATGAAGTAAATAAACTAATTGCATCAGCAATTGACAGCGATGGTGATCCAATACATGTAGTTGACGGATCAGGCACGTGGGAAGAACCTATGGTATATGAACCAGTCGTTTACTCTAATGGTAGGCTTAAATTCACATACAGAGAACCTGTGAGAGGAAACAAGAAAAAGGTTGACGTGGTGAATAGCCGAGACATGCAAATGGAAGGAATACCTATGCTCATAGATCTAGCGAAGTGGTACAGAAAAGCCATTAAGCAGTCAGGAAAGCCCACAAGTGAAGGTAGAGTCTTTGAATCATCAAATAAGCCATACGCTGTTTTCCAAGAAAAGGACGCAAAGGGCAATTTCGTAGGATTGAAAATCTACTATTACGAAGTTCCAAACACCAACAAGTTTTTATTTAAGAAAGTAGGAAAACCGCATACTGGAACAATTCCTCAATACTCCATTGGCGCGACAGGTGAGTGGGTATCCAGAAATGGGTATGGAAAGAATATAGAAACCTTAAAGAAATACCACAAGGAAGATAACATATTCCAGACAAACGAAAATAAGGTTACATCAAAAATGAAATTAAGCGAAGTAATATCCAAGGGGGTATTCATCAACATAAAGAAAGAAGATGGTAAGTTCTGGTTCTACATTGATACCGTAGATGGCCCAGAGTGTATATCTAACGTAGGGTTTTCAACCAAGGAATCAGCAGAACACGCAGCATTAACTAAAGGGTTCAACGTAAAAAAGGGTGGGGACGCAGAAGATGAGATGCCAGAAACAGTAGAAGTTCCAAAGCCAAAAGCAAGGGAGAAAACTCCTAACACAGAAAAGCCCAAAGAAATTGACCTCGGAAAAGAGAAAGAAATAAAACTAGAAGAGCATATAAAGAGGATTATCAGAGAAGAGATAAAATTGGCCGTTAAAAAAAAGCCTCTTTCAGAAGAGGTTAGGATAACTAAGAAAATAGAAACAGCACTTAATGCCTTGACGGAAAACTTA